GCCCTCCCACAGGATGCGGCCGTTGTTGTTGGTTGCCATCGCGTTCTAAGCGCAAGTGAACTGCCGGACTCATCGCCCGACCCATCAAGCATAGCCCATCGGCCACCACCTGGCGCCGAACTTTACACTTATATATAATGTATCTCCTTGTAAATCACTATCAACACAACTAAACGTTAAACACTATCAACATTGTTACAAAAAAAGGGGCCGGAGCCCCTAATCTTCGAGCTGCCACTTACCGACAGTCAGCCAGTAGTAGGCGTCTGCATCATGGCCCCGGCCGACAATTGTCAGATCGGTTTCATATGGCCACTGGCTTAGCAGCTTTTCGGCCGCTGCCCTGTGGTTAGCGTCCGCATCCAAGCCATTGTCATAAGGGACGCGAGCACGCCAGGTCTCATCATTGTCACGCTTATGGGTGGCAACAACGCGACCGTTGACGTATCGGGTTACGATGGTAGGTCCTTGAAACATGATTCTCCTTGCTAGGTGGGTTGAGTGGGCCCGTTGCCGGGCCCGTGTGATCAGTCTACAGGAGTCAGAGACCCGTCCAAAATGTCGACCCAAGCGTTCGGGTAAACATGTTCCCAGATCGCGCAAGCGTGATCCGCATCCCCATAAGTCTCGCACTCCACCAGAACCTGCCAGGTCCCTTCATCCGTCATGCGACCAACCTTGTACATGGTGCCTCTCTAAGCGGTTGAATCCCGAACCTCTCGGCTCGGTCCCCTCACCCTAGCACCGCACCCCACCCCCTGCCAATTGTTACAACATATAACTTTCTTTTTTTCCTACAACGTAAACTTTTGTGACGGGCGGGCCTGATAGCTGCCGGAAAATTTTCCCAAAATCGACCCCTTTTATAGGCCTTTAGGGGTAAATAATTATGGTATGTAGACGACTTAAAATCTCTATATCAAGTTAAAAGTTCGTATAAAATGCCTGTCTCTCCGCAGGACTTCGCCCTCTGGTCCAACCTTACAGGCAATCCTTATCCGCAAACCCCTGCTGAGCGCATGGCGTTGGCGCCACAGGTTTACGAATTTAACAGGAACCTTGGGCGTAGCGGCGGTCCCAGTATTAGTCCAGTGCGACGCGCCGTTGATGTTGTCGGTAAAGCTGCTCTGGCTGCAGGAGCCCTGGCAGGTGCTGCGTATCTCGGAAGTCAATATTTAAATAAGAGTGGCGAATCGTTCGGGAAGCTTGAGCTTGATGACGAACCTGATGTACCTGCTGGCTATCCTTCTGCTGGCGGCGCTTCCTCGTCGGTTGTTCAGGCTTCGGGGGATGTGACCCCTCCTCCGACTTCTGATCGTTTTAATCAAGATTTAATTGTCAATCAAACTTCTGAAGTTCAGCAGGCAAAAGGGCTGTCTCCTGTAAAGCCGACTACGAATGTAATTGAACAAAAACCCGCAACGCAAAGTGAGGTTATTAGTTCACAGCAACACTTCTCACCTGGTACAGAAGAAGAAATGCTGGGACAAGGTGCTGCTGAACGTGCCGCAGCTTTTCGGAAGAGTAAAGCTTATGCGGTAATGCAACAGCAGTACCCTGGCTTACGAGAGATTGAATCTCCCACTCAACCAGCATCTCCTGCTCCTGTCGTTCTCAAAGATGTGAACGTTGGGGAGTCGCTGCGAACCAGCATCCCCACCTCAGTCAAATCAGAAGTCAAAATTGAAAGCCCTGTCGCCGCCATGGCGCAGCCAGCACAAGCACCGGTCACTGCGTCGGTTGGTGTTTCGGGTGGGGCCAGCATGCGTGAAATCCGTGAATTAGATGCCACGCTTGCACGGTCCATGGCACGTCACACCCCGGAACAACGGGTCGCTGTTCGTAATCAGCTGCTAGCCAAAAAATATCCTTCAGCTTCACAGGAAGCACCCGAGGTTGTTGTTACTCCGACACAACCCACTCCCGTTCGTGTTGCTGTTGAAACGGCCCCCAAAACAGCTAGAGTTCGGGCAAATGAGTTTTTAAGTCAGATGAGCCAAGAACAGGGTCCCCTCGTAACTTACGCAATTGATCCTTCACGGAGCAAGGCTGTTTCTGGTATTGCTTTTTATCCCGGCGGTGAGGTTGGTGTTTCCCTCCCCACCAAAACAAATCCTGCAAAAGAGTACGTCTATGGTGCCAGTGATCCGCTTCGCCTGGCGTTGAGCGACTACGCGGAAGAAGGATTCCCCGGCGGCATGGGTCATGTAGGAAAAATTCTTGGATACCAAGGAATTGCCCCAGGCATGGGTATGCTGCAGCGGTTAACCCCTGGTGGCCAATCTTCTGGTGAATCCGCTCCTCTTTACACCGGCTTAATGTCGGAGAAGGAAATTAATACAGTCTTATCAAATCCAAAGAGTCCAAAGAGCAAAATGCAGAGAGCTGGGTATGACGAGGAAACTCGCGGTGTGATGGCTGCTTTGGAAGCACGCGCCGCAGCCAGGGCAGCATCCGCACGGGGGGTGTAGACTCTTTATAACGGAGCGAAAATCATGACTTTTTTAGAGCCTATTATTGCTGTTTTAATTGGCGCCGCTGCAGCTGCTTTGGCCTTTACTCTGAAGAAAAATGCTGCCGCTCAGGCTTTTCTTAAGTACGGTCCAATTGTTCAGAAAGCTTACAACATTATTGATCCTGTACTGGATCAAAATTTACACAATTGGAAAGGGTCTCAGGTCGACAAAGCCTTTGAACTGACAATTGAGTCTGTTGCCGATGGCAAGCTGAGCCCCGAAGAAATTAAAAAGTTGGCCTTCTACATGGCGCAAGCGTGGCTTCCTCAGAAAGCCGCTGATAAGGTTCGTCGCTTTGAGGCAGCTGATTACCAAGTTCCAGAGTTCCAAGCTGCAAACGTGATTGCCGCCAAAGTTGAAAATTTCCTTGGCTGATAAACAAAAATTATTTATCAATCATGGCTGAAGATAAAAAGTGGATTCAGGAAGCAGTCAGCAAGCATCCTGGGGCTTTCTCCAAGAAAGCAGAAGAGCACGGTATGTCCACTTCTGAATTTGCAAAGACAGTTACTTCTAATCCAGACGAGTATGACACCCGTACGGTCAAACAGGCAAACTTAGCTAAAACATTAACAAAATTACGCAAGAAAAAAGAAGGTTGAGGTAATCAAAATGGCGTTACCCCCTTTTGGTAAACGGTTTAACGACCCTTCGGATCGTGCATTTCAGGAAGGCCGCCGCCCTGGCGATAGAAGTCAACTCGGACCTTATCCATCGGCAATCACGGATCCACGTGATTTTGCCAATGCTTTTATAAACAAAAAGAACAATCCAATTAGTGATGGATTCTGGAAGCAGGTTTTCTCCCAAGACACTGCAAATCAGTCTCAGGAAAAAATTAATATTGCATCTCAGTCTAATGAGCCGGCTTTTCCTGGGCCAATGAATGAATTGGCAAAAGACTTTTTGGCTAAGTACAGTGGTCCTGGGGGCGCAATTGAAAGGGGGTTGATTGAACCAGATCGGGCAGTCTCAAAAGATACGCTCGCTAGGTTTGCTCAAGAGCCTGCTGCAAGTAGAATTAATTCAAAAGATCCAAATACCGCAGGTACCAGCCAATTTGCTGGTGCGGGAGGAATTAACGTCTGATGATTACTGGAGTCGCTTCGCGAATGGCCGGAAAGGCCTTGATGGATTTTTTCAAAGCAACTTCTGGTGCAGTTGGTGAAGCTGCAAAGCAGAAGACGCTTACGACTTTGGCTGGCCTGCAGAATCCATCAGGATTACTCGCTACGATGGCTGCCAATCCGGAAACAACGGCGAATCTTGTTGGTGCAGCTACTCCTCTTGCTTTAACTGGAGGCTTGGCTGCTGCGGGTTACTTGGGAAGTAAATTAGCGAGTGGTGGAGGCGGTAAATCGCAAGACGGTGGTAGTCAGCGCGTGTCGTTTGCAAACCAACAATATATGCCCGGCGCTTCTCCGATGACGAATCAAGCCGTTGCTAGCTCTTTATTGGCGGAACAGCGTTTTCAGCAGCAGTTACAATTACTCCAAGCAAGGCAGAATGCACTTGCAGGACAAGGCACTCTTCAGCAGTCCTCTGGCATTGAGGGCATTATGGACATTGCCTCCAAAATTTACGCTTGAGTAATTGTAAAATTACAATATAAAGGTTTTTATCATGGCTGTTTGGGATACCAAAATTTCTAAGTCAGATGGAGGATTTTACGGTACTCCCGGATATCAAAATCCACTTGGCAAGGATGGTCCTTCTTGGGGCGGTAGTTTTGACTGGAAAGGTGGATCGAAAGGGATCGACTGGGAATCTGGCTTTGGTGTAGACAAAAGCGGACTATTTGAAAGCCTTTTTGATAAAAGTAGAAAAACCGATAAATATAAATCTAGGGCAGAAAGAAATACTGATCCATGGGGTTCAGGCGCTGGAGTTCGTTTTGGAGAAGCAACTCAAGGAAGGGGAACTCAATTATTGGAAAACTTAAGTGCGTTGTATCCGCAACAGCACGCACCTATGTTTATTCCTGGGCAGCAAGGTGAACCTTCCCTTGGAGAAAAAATCGCACGTTCTGCTATAGGTGGTGTAGTCGGATTTGCTACAGGCGGTCCGGTCGGAGCTCTTGCAGGTGGATCGAGCCCTTGGTTTAGTTAAAATTACTTCATTTAAAATAAAAACAAGAAAGATTTTAATCATGTTGTTACCTCTAATTGGCGCCGGTCTTGGTGGATACGAGGCTTACCGTCAGAGCGGTGGTAGTTTGGGCGCAACTGCCCTGGGTGCGGGACTTGGAGCCGTGACGCCGTCAGCTCTTCGAATGGCGGGAACTGCTCTTGGTGGCACTGCTTTAGGCGCTCGGGCTCTTGGTGGTTTGTCCTCTTTGGGTGGTAAAGCAATGCAGAGTGGTCTTGGCGCACAAGCAGCAAAAATGGGTGTCAAATTACCCTCTGGCCCTCTTACGGCAGCTGGTCTTGGGACTGCTGCTGTTGGCGCCGGCATGCTTTTGGGCGCACCTAATTTAGCTGGAGCACTTGCAGCAGGTGTTGCACCAACTGCTCGCTCAGCAGCTAGTGGTGCTGCAGGCATGGGTGTTGGCCGTCAACAACCAAGCGGCGCATTTGACGGTAGCGGTGCTGTTCCCGGTGGTCTCCCTGCTGGCGCAGCTCCCTACAACCCCCTTGATGTTGCATCCCCCACGGGACCCATGGCAGCCAACCGTTTGGCCGGCCTGATGGAAGGTGATGTTCAGCTGGAAAACATGAAGAAGATGATGCCATATCTCTTCCAAGCTGCTGAAGCTCGTTCCAAGACTGAGATGCAACGACAGCTTGCTGCAGCGGGTGTTCGCCAAAATATCGTCACCGCAGCAAATATGTTAGAGCGTAGCCAGCAGGCTGCTCAACAAATGGGGCTGACTGCTGCCTCTCAAGCCGGATCTGCATTAACCAGTCAATACCAGTACCAGTGATATGGCAATCGAATGGAATCAAGCTTTTGGTTATCAACCGATGGGCGGATTTTCTGCACCCATGCAGATTCCTTCGTATTCTGGCGTTAAGTTAAAAAGTTCGGATCAAAAGGGACTTCCTTCGTTCAAGGGGATTGATTTTCAAACAGGGAAGCGTGTAGATTTGGCGGATTTTTTAAAGAATCCCGTTTATAGCGCTCCCTCTGCTCAGTTTTCCGCGTTGCCAACGGACTCCGCTATCCCTGGCGTCGATCCTAAAATTCAAAGCTGGCTGGAGCTGTATAAAGCAACTAGTCCGCAAAGACTGGCAGAAATGGAAGCGGCTGCAAACATTTCCGCCAATCTTTCAGAACGCCAGCTTCGTCAACTGTATCCATATTTAAGTGCAGCTGGTGCCGAGGCAACTGCCCGAAGCTTAGCTGCTAGTAAATCGTATCGTGCTTTTACTGAGCAGATGCCAACTAGCGTTCAAAGCATTATGGCATCGAAACAAGCTCAGGCAACCTCTGCTGCAAGTGCTGAAGCTGAGCGTCAACGCGCCACTGCTGCTCAACAAGAAGCAGCCAGCCGTTACGGTGGCCGTTTTGCTGGTCAGTTCATTCAGGTTGGCTGACGCATATTTTGGTAAAATAAAACAAAGGATTGATAACCATGGGCGGATCACCACCACCTCCTCCGACAATTGTTTATTCACCCCCGCCGCCGCCCCCGGCTCCCCCTACGCAGGTTCCCACCCAATCATTGCAGACTCAAACTGCACTGAATGAGGCGAGTGCTGCTCAGCAGCGGCTTAATATGGAGCTTGGCGCTCAACTTGATCGAACTAACGCTGAATTCTTTGCTGGACAAGATGTACGTAGGTACAAAGCTCAGGGTGCTGAACAGCGTTTATATGTTGCATCCTCTGGTGAGCAAGAGCGTGCCACAACTACAACCCGTGGAGAGCAAGAGCGCTTAACCCAGACAGAGCGGTTTGCTGGGGAAACCGGGCTCACCAGGGTTCGTGGAGAAGAAGAGAGAAAGGGCACTGTTACCACTGGCGAGCAACAACGAGAGACGATTGGTCGTACCGGCCAGGAAACCCGGCTTACGGACTTGCAACAGGAGATGTTTAGGCGCTATAAAGAGCAAAGGGATTACGAACAAGCTCAACAGCAGTACCGAACATGAAGGAATGGATTCAAGGTTTAACTGATAAAGACCGAGAATCCTTTCTTGCATTCTGTAAACGATCAAGCTCCCCGATCCAAATGTACCTTTACTCCCGATTCCTCGGGTTTAAAGGTACAATTGTGGAGTGTGACGATTGGTCGCAAAAAGAATTCAAGAAAAGGAATTTTAATATTGTTCTCGAAGGTGAGATTGATTCCATGCAGGAGGATATCGCCAAGCTGAGAGAAGCTATTGACATGGGTATGGTTAAGCAGGATATGGGTACTGCGCGTATCGCTATGTTGCAGAAAGAGTTGAGAGGATCAATCAAACAATTAAACGACGAGAAGGTTCTGTTAGATAAGCAAGGTTTAATTCTTGCTGGTGCAGATCGAGCTCTTCGCGAAATGCTATCTATTTTCAGAGACGATCCAATTGAAGGTCCTCTTCAAGAAGCATCGATGGGTGTGTGGACAAAGATCCTGGCTGAAGAATCATAAGAATGATTGGGCTATGCTACGGGCATAGGACAGGACATTGACGAGTGGCTGGGACAAGCATCTATAGTGTTTATCGACGCACGGCACGCGCTGCTGCTCAAAAGCGTGTTGTCAAGCAAACCTCATCAATTGACATTGAACGTGCCAGGACAGATTTTGGTTATTTTTGTGAAGTAGTTGGAGACAAGCCACCAGCAACACATCACAAAGAGTGGCATCGATATCTTTGCACTGATACAAATAGTGAATGTCTTGTTGGGATTGCTGGTCCCAACATTGATATTCTTGCTCCCAGGGGATCCGCTAAGTCTACGGTTTTAGGTTTGTTTACCGCATGGGCAATTGGCATCCATGCTCTATATAAAAAGCCTTTAAAAATTCTTTATATTTCGTATACCGTTGATGTTGCCCGCCCCAAGAGTGCCGCGATAAAACGGATCATTGAAGAAAGCAAGGCATACGGTGAAATTTTTCCAACCGTAAAAATTGCCAAAGGTATTAACTCTAACGAGTACTGGAGTATTGATTGGAAGTTTGCTGGCATCAAATCTACTGGTGAGGAAGAGTTCACCGTTTGTTGCGCTGGTTTGAAAGGCGCTGTGACCTCAAAACGTTCTCACCTCTGTATTATTGATGACGCTATTAAATCGGCTGACGATATTAAAAACAGGGATATTAGGGCTGCTATGGAGGATAACTGGAACTCAGTTATTGTTCCCACCATGTTTGAAGGTGGTAGGGCAATCTGCCTAGGTACCCGCTTCCGTCATGATGATATCCACAACAGTACATTTACTCCGGCAAATGACTGGGTTCAAATTGTTCAGTCCGCAATTACGGTTGATGATACTGGGGAGGAAACTTCGTATTGGCCAGAGATGTGGTCGCTTGAGTATCTTCAGGATCGTCGAAGGCAGGCACCGGTTGCATTTAGTTTTCAGTATCAAAATCAGATTGTCCAAACCAGTGAGCTATCCCTGTCTCCCGATTTAATTGTTAGAGGCGGAATCGCGACCCAGTTTGACGCACTCGGAATTGGAGTTGACCTTTCTGCCGGTGTTAAGGAACAAAATGACTATACCGTTTTCGTAATGGGGGGTCGTGTTGGGAACAGAATTCAGATTATTGACTGTAAACGTTTAAGAATTATGGGGAACCTTGAAAAGTTAGAGGCGCTAATGGAAATGGCCGAGGAATGGGGAATTGTACACAAGGACAACGGACGATATTTTCCCACTGGCAGCAATATTGATATCTGGTCCGAGGCTGTTGCATACCAGGCTTCCCTGGAAGCGGACTTTAAACGCATCTGTTTAGGTGAACATGGACTCTACAACTTAAATTGGCACGCGATTAAAGGATTCCGTGGCGATAAAGTTGCGCGTTTTCGTGGAATCATGGGTCTTTTTGAGCAGAGAAACATAATTTTTAACAAATATCGTCGTTTTGGTCCATTAATTGACGAGATTGTCAATTTTGGCGTTAGTTCCCACGACGATTGTGTAGATGCTCTCGTCTGGCTCTGTAATGGCCTGATGACCAGGGGTAATTTGCAGATTGAGTACTAACATTAGTTAGAGTATTCTCGTTTAAACTAGAGGAATCACTTTCTGATGTCCACCAGCTACTACAACGTTGAGCTTGAGCAGGATGCTTACGGCTCTGCAGTCATCCCTCTCCCCGACGAGTTGTGCCATGATTTGGCGCTTCAGCCAAATGAACGGTTTGAACTTGAAGTGGAAGACGATGTAATTACACTAAAACGGCTAGCGGCGGGCTACGATATTGAACAGTAACCTGAACTTTAAACAAAAATGAGCGATAGCAGCAATTCCCAGCTTGACTCTATCCTCAAGGCGGTTGTAACCCGTGACGGGACGGGGTCAGCAGACACCATGTTGGTGAATGCGCATCTGTCTCAGATGAAAATGTTTGGGGTTCGACAGGGCGTCGAATTTTACCCGGCACAGGATAATTTTGGCACACAACGATTCGACTTTATTCAGCAAGTTATAAAATTCAACAAACTGGACGCAAGGTTGGATTCCATTTGGGACCGATTCCTGTGCTACGGAAAAGGTTTGTTTTATATTCGCCCAACCAAAAAAACCTACCGTCTGTACTGGTTTGACAAAGATTCGTATAGAACTTACTATTCGCCGGAAGGGGATTTAGAAGAAGTAATCATCATCTACCCCTACAAAGTCAAATCAACTCGTGGCTTCCAAGGGGTTGGATTGAGCACGGACAAACGCTACATGCGACTCCGGATTACAGCAACCGAGATCGAAGAGTATCATAGCGAGCAAGAAATTACTTTTGACATGCCGACAATGGAGTTTGGCGTATTTGACAAAAAAACGGTTACCAATACCATGGAATTTATTCCGTGCGTGGAGGTCCTCAACAACCCCGACGCCTTTGGTACGGAAGGAGCTGGTGAATTTGAATGGTTATCTAATCAAATCATCGCCCACGATGAGATGGTTAAAAATATCCGCGCCAATCTTTCGTTTTTTGGCAATCCAACCCTCCTTTCTTCGCGACCTAAACAAGATATTATTGAAAGTGCTGAGAAAGAAGCCGCTGCACAACGGCCCAGTATCTCCAGTCAGTCTGGTTTCCAATCTGAGTTTTTTCTTTCCAGTTCTACTTACAAACAAGACAACGTAACTAGGCAGCCACCCGGTTATATCGGACGCCCTGGCACTGGAATGAGAGTTCCCAGGGTTATCGCCAACCTGGAACCAACGGATCGAGTCGGATTTATCACTCCGAATGCTGTCAGCACTGACCAAGCTCGATACGCTGAACAATTACGGAGCGAAATTCGACTTGCGCTCGGCGGAATTGACGATTTAAGTATCACCAACGTTACCGCAACGGAAATTAAATCCGCTTACGGCCGCGTTAGTGCTACTGCCAAGAAAAAATGCCTTCAACTTTATACTTATGGAGTCTGTAGGTGTTTTGAGCTGATGATTTTCCAGGAAGAGCAAATCTTCCGCAAATCTTTGGCGTATGCGAGTGGGATTAAGTACCCGACACCTCCGGAAGTCCCCGAAGATCCTGCCGCCCAAGCAAAATACGACAAGCAGAAGGCAAATTACGAAAAACGTCTGCAAAAAGCTATTGATGCTGCGTTACAAACCAAAGAAATTCCTGATGGAGTTCTTGGTTTGGTCCCTGACGGGGATCGCACTGTTGACTGGCGGTGGATGGGGCCAGTTTATGAAGATACGGCTCAAGATAAATTGAATCAATCAATCTTTACTCGCAACTTGCAAGAGTTAGGGGTTGATAGCATTGAATCACTGAAGTATTTATTCCCTTCAAAAACGGATGACGAAATCGCGAGCATGCTCTCTGGTTTCCCATTCCGGATGGTAGGGGAAGTACAGAGGGCCTATTCCGTATTTATTGATTTAATCAATCAAGAAATGCGGACACCACACCCGCAGCAACCAAATCTTCCGATGGCTGCGGATCCGAGACTTGATCTCACTCCCTTCCTTTACCGAACTCTCGAAAGCCTACAAAAAGAGGTAACCTATGCAGGCCGATACCGCAATGCCGACCCAATCGGCACCCCAAGCATTCCCGACCCAGCCGACCAGCTACGCGGCTCCAGTGGCACAGACGGCGGCTCAGGCTCCGGCGGTAGCGACAACGTCCCAGTGGGTGGCGCCTTACCAGCAAGCGGTGGCCCCAGCCCCGCAAATGCAGGCCCAGATGGGGGTGCAAAACTACCAATCCAGCCCTACTCCGTACTCCCCCCAAGCGTTCCAGGCGCCCCAACAAGCGGAGAACCCTTACAAGGAAGCGTTCAACCGGGTGGTGGGGCTCCTGAGTTCACCCGTCCAATTCCCATTCCAGGGTCAACAGTCGACCGCGAGCCAACAGGGCGCCCCGGTCAATTACGGTTCCCAACAAGCTCCCCAGTACAGCAACGCGGGGATGCCGACCTCTATGCCTGGGATCAACAGCAACCAGGCTTACTCCAACGCCTCTTCCCAAACTTCTCAGGAAATCAGCCGGGACCAGCTCCTGGCCAACGGGGTAAGCGAAGCAAGCCTGCAGGTCGTTGATCATTTTGGTGCTGATGCTCCTGCAATCCTGAATGCCTACGCATGTCAGATTGAGGATGCTCTGATTCAGACCAATCAGCAGCTGATGGAAGCAGTGAACCTGCTTCAGGAGCTGTCGACTGAGCACAAGGCATATGAGACCATCCTGACCGATCCGGATGTCCTGGCTGATTATACCTGCGAGTTCTTTGGTGAGAATGGTCCCTATCCGATCCCCGATGAGGAGATTGGTTATGCCCCCGCTCAACAGCAAATGCAGGCTGTTGGTCAACAGTTCCAGCGCCCCGCTGCTCCTCAGCGTCCTGAAATGCCCCTGCCTCCTCAGCCCCAGGCTCAAGGCAATCCAGGCGATTTCTGGAACAGCTTCGGCAGCCTGGCCGACCGCGACCCTGCCAACGCCTGGCGCTATCTGAACGCAGCTCAAACCAATCCTGAAGTCTTCCGTCAGAAGCTTCTGGTGATGGAGTGATTTTGTAATTAACACTTACAAGTTGTAAAATAAGGGGTAGCAAAAGCTGCCCCTTTTTATTTAAAACGGATATTGTTATGGCATCCAAAAAGGCTAGTGCGGGGGAGAGAGCGGCACAATTTCTCGCCCAAATTGGCACTGCAGGGGGACCCAAGGGATCACCTGCTTTAATTGGATTTGGGGCAGGAGATTTGCAGCAGCAACTTCAGTCTGGAAATATTGACGAGTACATGGCGATTCGTGCCAGGAGTATGGCTCCTCAGGTTGGGACCCCTAATGTTCCGCAGCCCCCAATGCCCGCAGATTTAGATGCTTCTTATTTGAAGTTAAATCTGCCTGGATCTCCGCTCCCAAGAAATGGTCTTTTAACTCCTCAGTTTATTGATGCAGCTGAGTACGCTCAAGATCAAATTGTTGCGAATGAGCAGCGGATGCTCATGCCATACATGCCTCCCGTCGGCCAGCTTCCGATGGGTATTCAACCCCCTATGCCCCGGAAAAAAGGTAGCCGCTAATGGACAAATCAAAAGCTAAAAAAGCAGTTAAAAAATCTGAGTCTCGCAAGCAATCTTCTAAAGCTGCTGATGCTCAACAGTTAGCGATGGCTGCTCAGGCGGCGGGAATTGATCCTGAAATTCAGTCGCCCAGTATTGATTTACAGCCTGCCGACGGATACATTAATCCTTACCATGCAATGGGAGCCATGGCACCTACCATGTATAATCCCGGCAATATGGTGAATGGATATAACTTTCCCATGATGGTTAACCCGGAAACTTAATAATCCGGATTGATAAACTGTTGCTATAATTTTTTTAATGGGACGGAAGTTCCAGGCCGGTAGTGATTTTGTCACTACTACCATGGATCTTTCTGATCCTGGTATCAGCTAACCTTAGCGCTGACATACCAACATGTTTATTGATAACGACTTTCCTAAGCTGCTGGGTGCGGAGCTGTACCGCCCCCATCCGGCTTACATTGTGGAAATGGCAGCCGAGCCTGTTGTTGTCCACGATTTCACCAAACAGCCCGGTCAAACCGTTCAGTTAGACCGTTACCGCTTCTGGGGCAATCCTGGTACCAAAACTCAGCGTGAGCGTACCCAGGACCAGACCATTGGTACCGCTAACAGCCGTTCGATTGTCAAGGACAAGGTGCTTGTGTCTCTGCGTGAGTACACCGGCCCCGCTGACCCGAACAACTCCAACCTCCCGAGCACCTTCAAGATTGCTCGTGAGACCCTGATGACCGCTCAGCGTCTGCTGCTGGACACCGGGAACCTTAACATGTTCCACCAGTCCATCGGTTCGCTGACCCTGCTGGACGACTACCGCCGCTGGCGCGACCGCGTTTTCCTTGACGAATTCTCGAAGTCCGAAGCTCGTGGCGCTGCTTCCGATACCCAGGGTGGTTACTACTACCCCAACGGTAAAGTTAAGACTGGTTCCACCACTCTGACTGCCTATACCGCTACCGAATACGCTTCGGAGCGTTATAAGTTCAACGTCAAGACTGACCTGCTTGAAGTGGTCAAGCAGCTGCGCAAGCGTAACGTTCCTGTGTTTGCCGACGGTTACTACCGTTGTATCGCCGATCCTTCGTTCATGAAGGACCTGCGTGCTGACCAGGGCTTCCGCGAAGTGGCTCGCTACCCTGGCATGGGTCAGCCCAACCCCCTCATGGGTGCCATGGCCCCGAACGCTGCCATCTACGGCGGTGGTCAGTACGGCCAGGCTCAATTCGTGGCTGGTGAGCCGATCATGCCCTCTGGCTTCGTGTTTGAAGGCGTGCGTTTCTTCGAGTCCACCAACTTTGCGGATAAGTCCATCACTGTCGACATTGGCGATGGTGCTGGTGCCGTTTCCCACA